GAGGTTGATGAGGAGGTTGATGTCTAAGATCCTAAAAAAAATACAAAAAAATCAGCCCCTATTGGTAAGAAGAAAAAACTTCTTACGAATAAGTAAGAATGTCCAACATAGAGAAGAATCTCAAGAAGATTCTTAGAGGGAAAAAGGGGTGTTCACCCCAAGCGTATTTACCTTCAACAAAGAAAGTTGGATCTGGGGAGTATGGAAATGTATTCAAGGGGAATGTGAATGGGGATGGTAAGAGATATGTAGCCTACAAGGAAGTTAAGTTACCCGGAAATAATGTAACCCTCGCTGAATTGCAGAACTATATCAAACAAAATCCAGCTCGAATGGAATACACAATTGCGAAAAAGTTGAAGGGCTTCGGTGTTCCAGAAAATTACATATACAAGACATGCAGGGATAAAGTCATCATCTATATGGAATACATCGATGGTATAGAATTAAGAAAATGGTGGAAGACCAACCCAACATTAGAACAACAAAAGTCTCTTATAGTTCAAATTATTTACAATCTCTACAGGATCCATAGAAAATATCCAAAATTCAGACACCACGATCTTCATGGAGGCAACATTTTGATAAAAAAGGTACCCGAAAAGAATATCAAAGTTGAGTTAAACAACAAAACGTATACAATTTCGAATGGTGGTATCGAGGCCGTGATGATTGATTTTGGATTTTCACTCTTCCCTCGTATAAAAAACCCTTTGATAAACGACAACTACTTCAAAAACATTGGAATTTCCAGAAACTCTCACAAACTATACGATATACACTTTTTCTTGAACAGTCTTTACGAAATGACCACGCAAACGAAAAACCCAGAAGTGAAGAATTTTATTAACTCCCTCCTACCACCCATGTATTTGGGTGCCAAAAGCACGGTTCTCAAAAAGTTTAGATTGATTGGCACCGACCGTAAAAATATCGCTCACACCTTTTACCTACCAGGGTTTGAAAAGATTTTATCCAGACCCTTCCTCACTGGTGAAACCAAGGCTTTACCCCTACCAAAGCCGCGAAAATTCGCGAAACCCCCCATAGCTCCAAAAAAGAAAGCCAGTACACCAATAAATAAGGCTGCTGCATATTCGAGGGCGGTGGCTGTTATGAAAAAGTCGAGGGAAGTCGCCCCCCCCAAGCTAATCCCCCGCAGACGGAGATGATTAAAGTACGATCTTGAATGTGCGCGTAGTGCCCTCATCAACCTGAGAAAGTATCTTAAACTTTGGGGTCTTTAGGAGCTTCACCCCATCCTTAGTGACGAATGATTTCATCCGTTCAACTTCACCACGAGGCATTTTCCTGGTGTACTTGAGCGTGACATTCTTAGTTCCAATAGTAAATTCAGTTGAAGACATTTTAATATTTACCTATAATAAAATATGATTGCTCTCGTAATTCTCGTGATCGTTAATGTAATGATTCTCGTGAGAACTGGTCAGGCACCAATAGAAGATGGTGATAAATGGACTATTTACGGGTCCATGGGTTGTGGCTGGACTCGTAAACAGATTGAATACATGAAGAAGAATGGTAAATCATACACATTTGTCGACTGCGAAGAAGAGGACTGTCCGGGTGTTGAGGGATTTCCAACTATGGTCGACCAAAATGGTGAAAGGGTTGTAGGATTTAAGGAAGTTTAGATGCCGCGAATAACGCTAATAGATAAAGCAAGGATGAAAGCGTCCATCAAGTTCTTGATGGGCTTCAGGATGGAGATGTGCTTCACGAGAGACCTGTTCCACACGAGACGAAGAATGAATGTGCTGATGAGAAGGGTGAGCACAAAGATGAGAAACTCGGTGACTGCGTCAGACTTGTTTTGGGATTTGGATACTTCCTTAATCATTTTATTAAATACGTAGATTTTTTTCTAATCGAAGTATATGGTAGCTCCTCCTGTGAATGGATCTGAACCCAAATATACCACGAAAATGTGGGGTTCTACTAGGGGTATAAACAATAATAATTGTTACGCATATGCTGTGGGTGATTACGAAGCATACCGTTGGCAAAAATCCATCCCAGGAGATCGTTCTGGTATGTCAAATGGAAACCATAATTATACCCATTGCACAGGTTTACCCAAACGTGTCATATCTGACAACCCTAAGAAGGTTTACAGGGTGGATGGCGATAAGAAATGTAAAAAGGGATATTACAAAGTCATGATGTTCGTTTCTCCTGGGAGACCAACCAATTACATTCGCCAAGGTGATTTTCATTTTTACAAACAACATAGTGTGGTTGAATATAAAATCAAAGAAGGTGATACAATAAAATCAATCGCAACATTCTTCAAAGTTCCCATGGCACGGATCCGCGCTGCTGGTAAATTCAAAGTGGGTAAGAGGCTTATATTTCGAGCAAATGTCTTCAGTCACAAGCGTGGGTGGGCGACTGGTCCACTTCTGACTGACGCCAAGGGAAAGGTCATAAAAGATCCTCGTAAAGCTTCTAGAAACTACCCAGGTTTAAACTATGAGACGTATTGTAGTTCATTCTGCGTCAAAAATACCGGAATCAAAGTCGGAAAGACTCACCCCAAGGTCAGAAAGAATACTGTCTAAATCCATCAAATTTTCAATCCCATCAAATGAAAGATCGAATAAATCGATAACATCCATTGTAACATTTTCATTCAATGACACAGAATTAGACCTAACTGTGTGATTGTTTTGCACCGTAACTACAACCTTAAATTGGGAAGCATCAAAAACTTTTCTACAAACTGGGCAAGTATTTTTACCTTTATTTTTCCATTCCTGTAGACAGTGGGAATGAAACATATGTCCACAACGAGTAGGTGGATTATTCCTCGTTGGTTTAACTTCATTGAGACATATGGAACATGTTGACATTCTAGAGTATGGTTTTAAAGTTTTTTTCATAATTTAGCTCAGTATGTTTTGGAGGTGTCGACTAGGGGTTTGTTGCAATCATGGCACCTGGTTGTTCCCTGTTCATTCTGGACTTTCTGGAGAAGTTCGGGTCCAGATTTTTGGAGGAGTTTCCTATAAGAATAATTATCTTCGAACGATATGCCATTGTTTTGCATAACGTAGTTATTGAGAAGCTGGGCTGACGAGTTTATTGTAAAGCACCGACCATCGGCCATGCCAAGTCGTTGAGACATCTTGTATTAAATTACACCTAGAAATTAATTTGTCTATTGGATATTGTTTGTACCCACGATTCAAAACCCTTCGCTCTGAGAACCTTTACAAAGGGTTCACACCTGTAACCTAAAAATATATCGAAAATATCGGTGTCAGTTGTCGGACTTACTCTAATCCTGGAATTTTCGTTAATGTGGCAATTGATTATATTGTAACCAAATGCAATCTCCTTTAGAGTCTCCGCCCCCGTAATTATGATTTTGCCTGTGCTGAATATACTGCACGTAATTTCCTTCATATCGTGGGCTGGTTTAAATTTTACTTTAACTGCGGAATACCGATCTGGTTCAAATGAAACTTTAAAAATATCATTATAGTTTTCGAACCAATCAGCAACCAAGTTCAAATTTATGTTGTAGTTTAAACTAAAGTTAGAATTGATCATCACAACCCTGAATGATTCTACCGGAATTGTATTTGTCATACCCAAAAAAGTCTTAAAGATGTAGGTGAGTTGGGTAATGATACGTTTACAATCAAATAGGTCACAACACCCCGCAACCTGAACACTACCGTTTGGGAATACCTTTACCGATTTTGTGCTATAGGTGTCGTGATATGTGAGTGTAACCTGGTTGTAAAAAGTTGTCGGCTTCAGTTTCCATTCAAAACCATCCATTTTAGAATTATCTCGTCTCATTTTGAATGAACCAATTTCATTGAATATTTTTCGTAATTTATTAATATCGATCGCCTGAACGAAACTTGAAACCATTGTTATCGTTGTAATTTTTATCCATGATGGACGAATTTCTGCGGGTATTTGATTTCTAAATTCGTTTATAGTTAGGAGGTAAGAAAAACTATTATTAGCAATTGTAGAATACATTTCAAGGTAAACTTATACCGAGTATATCGTGACTTAGGTGTTTAAAGAATACATTCACGTTCTTTATAATGACACGCTTTGTTAACTCTGCCACCCATGTTCATGACGTAGAGTCAGATTTATCATACGCAGAAATACGGTATGATCAGTATATAGAATCAAAAGGTGTATACCAAACCTACACTGACTATATTAGCACTGAACCACACGGAAACTGGGTAAAGTTGGGTGCATTCAAGCACTCAATTCCTTATGAAAAATTCTTGGACACTATGGTATCCCAAACGTTTGAGGTGTGTCAACGGAAAGCTGAGGTGTATCTCGATAGTATCCTCGATGAAGAACTCGAGATCCGTCATTTTATCAGAATTCTCCATGCAACAAAAATTGTAGACCCAACATTTCAACCACCCCATATTAATAAAAAGAGTGCTTGGCAAGTGGAATTCTTACAAGAATTTTGTAGAAAGTACATCACAGATGCTATTCAAGAGTGTAAGAGTAAATCACGTCTCGAATATTTCTTTAACGTTTTACACGCAATATCACTAAATATAGAATAATTGCGGCACAAAGTGTATATCCCAAAAGTGATACGTTTGACAAGTTGTTTTCGACGTTCATCGCTTCACTCGAAACAAATGGTGCCTGACGCTCAATGCAATCACCTGAATCGATATTACGTTTCGGGTGTATCGTCGAAAAGGTGTCATTTATTTTTTTTTCATCTTCACAGAGACCAAATCCGCAATACACACTTTTCTTTTCATCCTCGAATGCGCTTTTATTCTGGAGAGGAGCTTTATAATCTTCAAAAGGTCCCGTCTGTCTCACAGTACCTGGTAGTGAAAAATCATGTGTGACAAATGGATTCACGTGATCGATTGCCTCTTGTTCGTCGAGCATAATTACTATTACTTTAGATTATAATTTTTATCCTTCAGTTTATATTTATGTTCGGTCCACATTTCATCTAGGTCAACATTCAACATGTGGGCCAACTGAAAAAGATAACTGAAAACATCACCCATTTCCATCATCACGTCAGTTCCTCTAACCTTTTTCAAATTTGTTTTTTTGAATGTTTTTTTGTGTTGTCGAATCGCGGATGCAAGTTCTCCAAACTCTTCCGTCAAAAGGAGCCAAACTGTATCAATGGCGGCTCTATCCCACCCCTTACTTTTACAGACTTTTTCTGTTTCAACTTTGTAATAATTTAAACTCATTCTTAATCTACCATGGTGTATATTCTTTAATAGATTCCAATTTTTTCGTTTTTGGGTAGTCTCTTACCCTTCAAACTAACGTTCTGTGGGAGATCGTTGGGTACACTAATAGTATCGATATCATTCGCGTAAGTAATATACTGTGCAACACCGGTTTGAATTTGGGATAATGCGGTATTAATGACACGTTCATTCATGAATTTCACCTGCTTGTTTACCTCTCTGTTATGGTCACCCGAGTTGCTTATGAATACAGCACGCATTATACCGTAAAGGTCATTGGGGTTTTGGTAATCAATCGAAATACCACTTTTGTTCTTAAAGGCCTGACGAATTCCCCGCTGGAGAAGATTTTTGTTAAATTCCGAAAAAAAGAGAGTATTCAGAGGAGTCTCACACTGTTTGATTGAGTTGAGGTGTAAATTGTCACACATTTAATATAGTCTCCGAAAATAATTTGTCTGTAGATATTAAATGCTGAACTACGCTGACTTCAACCAGGTGTATGATTCTAAACCCCAAAACACAGAAAAAATTCCACTGGATCCACCAGACTGCTTTGTTGGGTCGTATGCACCAGTAGCGAAACCTGGTGAAAGTGGTCCATTCTATGTAAATTCCTACCTTCTCCAACCTAACCGCCGCATGGAAGTTGCGGGGTCAGTTCCAGTGCGAAGCAAAGATCTTGAATGTGGGAAGTAAGTTAAAAATAAAAATTGATTGAAAAGTATATGAGGGTCACTAAACGCTCAGGTCGTATTGAGGATATGAAATTTGACAACGTCACCAATAGGATCAAGAACTTAACACAGGGACTTTCCGAAAATTGCGATTCCACCAAAGTAGCGCAGCAGGTATTTTCATCTCTATATGATGGAATAACTACACAGGAAATTGACATACTCTCAGCTGAAATTTGTATCGGTATGATCACCTCTGATCCAGATTACGAAACACTCGCCACCCGCCTCGTTGCAAGCAACATCCACAAGGTTTGCCCCAACAATTTTCACCTCGCCATGAGAAAACTCCAAAAATGTAAAATAATCACAGACGAAGTTGTAGAGGTTGCCCAACAGGTGAAAGAGTACATCAAAACGGATCGAGACTTCGACTTTGGTTATTTTGGTATTAAGACTCTAGAGAAGAGTTACCTTCAGAGGGTTGGGGGTAAAATTGTAGAGACACCTCAATACATGTTTATGCGTGTTTCTATTGGTATTCATGGTAAAGATATTCCATCTGTTTTAGACACCTACGATAAGATGTCCCAAGGCTACTTCATACATGCAACACCCACCCTTTTCAATGCGGGAACACCCCGTCCCCAAATGTCTTCGTGCTTCCTAATCGCCAATAAGGAGGATTCCATTAACGGTATTTATGGGACCCTCACCGAGTGTGCCCAAATATCCAAGTGGGCTGGGGGCATCGGGATGCACATTCACGATATTAGGGCCAATAAATCCCGAATTAGAGGAACGAATGGTCAGTCTGATGGTATCATTCCAATGCTTAGGGTCTTCAATGCCACCGCACGCTACGTAAATCAAGCTGGTCGGCGCAAGGGATCGATCGCCGTCTACCTGGAGCCCTGGCACGCTGATATCATGGACTTTTTGGAGATTCGTCTAAACCAGGGTGACGACGAAGCGAGGTGCCGAGACCTGTTCTCAGCCCTTTGGATTCCAGATCTCTTCATGAAGAGGGTTGAGGAAGGTGGAAAGTGGTCCCTCTTCTGCCCCGATACAGCTAAGGGTCTTTCCGATGTTTATGGTGATGAATTTGAGTCCCTATACACCAGGTATGAGGAAGAGGGTCTCGCCACATCGACGGTCCCGGCATCCGATATTTGGAAGGCCATTCTAAAGTCACAAACTGAGACTGGAACACCCTACATGCTCTACAAAGATGCCTGCAATATGAAGAGCAACCAGAAGAACTTGGGGGTCATCAAGAGTTCCAATCTCTGCACTGAGATTATAGAATACACCAACAAGGACGAGACGTCTGTTTGTAATCTGGCTTCTATCGCCCTCCCCAAATACGTCAACACGGAGACGAAGACCTTCGACTTCGCGAAACTCCATCAAGTGACAAAGACCGTCACAAAGAACCTTAACAGGGTGATCGATCGCAATTTCTACCCCGTGGAGACTGCTAGGAATTCCAACATGAAGCACCGCCCAATCGGTATGGGTGTACAGGGCCTCGCTGATGTATTCATTCTATGTGGTCTATCATTTGATTGCGAAGAATCACGTCTCCTTAACTCTCATATCTTCGAAACTATGTATCATGCCGCCCTAGAGGCGAGTTCAGAGTTAGCCGAGATTGATGGGTCCTACGAAACCTTCGAAGGATCCCCGGCATCACAGGGAATCCTCCAACCCGAGATGTGGGAAGGTGAAACCAAATTTAGTGGACTCTATGACTGGGAGGCTATGCGTGAACGTATAAAGACCAAGGGATTGAGGAATAGTCTCCTAATGGCACCCATGCCAACAGCTTCCACAGCACAGATTTTGGGAAACAATGAATGCTTCGAACCCTATACGACAAACATTTACCTGAGGCGTACCCTAGCTGGGGAGTTCGTCGTGGTCAACAAACACCTGGTGAATGATCTCAAAAAAATTGGACTTTGGTCAAAAGAAATGAAAGATATCATGGTCAAGGCGGGTGGGTCAATTCAAAACATCGTTGATATTCCCGATAACATCAAGAAACTCTACAAGACTGTGTGGGAAATTAGTCAAAAGTGTATCATCGATATGGCGGCTGACCGTGGTCGTTTCATCGATCAATCACAATCCATGAACCTCTTCATGGAAAGTCCAACAATGTCTAAACTGTCTTCGATGCACATGTATGCATGGAAATCTGGTCTAAAGACTGGAATGTACTACCTGAGATCCAAGGCTAAAGCTCGACCAATCCAATTTAGTTTAGAACCCGAATGTATCGCGTGTTCGGCTTAAAGTTTTGGTTTTAATATATTGTAAACATGGACCGAGCTATTGATAATTTACAGATTAATACCTACAATAACCGAAAAATAGTTATCACTACTAAAGAAGGAACACCAATGAGAATTCAACTTCCCCGTATGTATATGCCATTTGGTGTATCTGGATTTGTTCCAGAGGTGGGTCATGTTAAATATAACATCGATTTCGCTGTAAAGGGTTACGACGAAGACGATAGTTATATGAAAAAATTTTATGAAAGTCTCCGTGCCGTTGAAGGTAAAATCATTCAAGCCGTATCGGAACAAAGTGATACAATCTTCGGGAAACCTATGACTGTCGAAGAACTTATGCCAATGTTCAACTCAAACTTAAAAATGTCCCCAGATCGCGAACCAAAGTTTCGGGTTAAGGTTGATACAGATATCGAGGGTAATATTAAACCCCAGGTATTCGATTCTATGAAAAACCCCGTAGCGAAGGAGCCAATCAAAAACGGTCTATATGCAAGAAATTCAGGTCAGGCTATTGCTGAGCTCAATAGCGTGTATTTCTTGAACAAGAAGTTTGGGTGCACGTGGAAAACCCACCAACTCGTCGTTCACGAACCACAAAATTTAAAGGGATTTCAATTTATTATTTAATACGAACAACAACAGTTCGCGGTTTATTACTATTCAAAAGCAAAATACTATATACTTTCTGAGCCTCCTTAAGGAGTTTACCCTGAACCCGGGTAAACCCCTTTGGATCTAATCCTAGTTTGATCTTAGCAATCTTCACTGAGTCTTCCCACTTGGAGAGAGTCATTCTTACTTTACATCTACATTTTCTTGATGAGCTTCTTGTAAGCCGCTGTACCCTCTTTGGGCTGGAGCTTGAAACCCTTCTTCGCTGGCTTGAAGACCTTAACCATCGCCTTCTTACCCTCACCCTTCATGCGCTTGAGCGCAGCCTCACTCGCCGCCTTCGAGACGATGCGGCCATCCTTCATCTTGAGATCCTTCTTTTCAAGACCACCAGCGGTCATCTCAGCATTTCCATGGAAAACTTCGGCACGGGAACCAATCATCTTTATATTACGCCCTGAAAATTTTCTTGATGTCCAAGATTGAAATCTTGTCGTTTACCCGCTTCACCGGAATCTGGGTTTTAACCCTATCATCGTTGAGAACCTCCGAACATACTATAGACTTATGTCCCTGGAGGGCCATCATCTCCTCTTCGACACTCAAAAATGTCTCAGTCTCCCTGTAGATCATCTTCTTCACGTAGACCGGTTGGGTCTGACCCGTTCGATGAGAGCGACCGATTGCCTGAAGCTCAGTCGCAGGGTTCCAAGCTGGGGCCATGATGTAGACTCTGGTGGCCTCTTGAATGTTGAGACCTTGACCACCAGACTTGATCTGGATGATGAAGACCGACCCCGGTGGTGCCCGCTTGAAATTGGTCAATTGGGTGCACCGGTCCTCCTTGGAGACGGACCCATCTATCCTGAATGTGGGACACTCCAATTGACTTTGGATATAGTTCATTTCACCTACAAACTGACAGAAAATGAGAGTCTTCTCTTGGGGGTGCCCCCCAATCATCTCGAAGAGGGTCTCCATCTTATGGGAACGTCCAACCCATTGCTCGGGTTTAGTCTCATTTTTCTTCGCAACCCCATCCAGGTACATCTGGGGCCAGATCATGCACTGCCTCGCTCGGAGAAGGCACTCCAAAATGACCATGTTCTTGTAGTTGAGACTGGTTGCCGCCTTGAAGGTGTCCTTGATCGTATCCTGAGCCTCCTTGAAAACAAACTCATACATGTCCCTCTCATCTGGGTACATATCCAGCTCCACATTCTCAAAGTAGCATGGAGGGAGCCTGAGACGTTCGTTGATTTTAGCCAGATCGTCCTTCGTGCGACGGAGAATGTAGATGTCCTTAATCTTCTTGGTCATCCCCTGCACAAGGGACTTATCGATACCGAGGAACCGGCAGAGGGTCACAAAGTCATCCATCGAGTTGAAGACTGGGGTACCAGTGACAATCCACCTGATACCAGCTTGAAGACGACAGACACTCTTGGAGATCTTTGAAGACTTGTTCCGAATTTCGTGGGCCTCATCCAACACCACCCGATCCCATTGAACCCTGTGGAGGGGGGTCACTGCCTCAGGCTTCCCACCCTTCACACTCAATAAAGAATAGGGTGCGATCGTAACATTGTGGTCCCCAAGCTTTCGACCGGGTCCATCGAAAACACCAACCGTTAGGGTCGGTGCAAACTTCGTAATCTCCTCAACCCATTGGGTGATGATAGACTTGGGCACGATGAGGAGTGTGCGTTCTTGGGGGTTACCCAACATCGTCGCGATCAACTGGATCGTCTTTCCGAGTCCCATCTCATCACAGAGAAATCCCCCCTTAGGTCCAGACTGTTGTTGTTCCATTGTAAGCATCCAGAGAACACCTTCTCTTTGGTATGGGGCGAAAAGCCGACCATTCAGGGTGTTCTTAGCATGTGTGTATTGTTCTTCAATCGTCATTGTAGGGTTCTTCGTCGGTAAGTGGTTCAATCTCACAGGGAGGTGGAGGTTCGGGTTCTTTTTTCTTCCGTGTTTTCTTCAACTTAGGTGGTGGAAGTTCATCCAGGTGTTCCCTAAAGTACAGGACTTTGTCCCAAAATTCCCTCATCACTGGGAGATAGGTTTTCCACCACTCTCGGTCACGGGGAACATTGACAACGTCAAATTCTTCGGGTAGGGGCCAATTGGTCTCCGCAGGTTTGTATTGAATGAAGTCGGCGGATTCCAAGTCTAAGATCTCCATACATAACTGAAGCTGAGGCATATAGTGCTCTGGGACCTCCCCGGGGATGATTTTCCTTTGAGGTGGACACTTAATCTCCACCAACTTACCAGATTCAGTGACACCGTCTGGACTTCCACCTAGCCAGTCTTCAACTGGGTGAGGGCATAGACCAAGTTCGTGTACAACCTCCCCATGGCGCTGTTCGTAGAGTATCCTCGCCTCATCTTCGTAAAGCTCACCATGCCTGGTGGCTGCATTCCCCGTGAACTTCTCACCAAGACCACATTTTTTAAGAAGGAGTCCTTCAGGTGTTTCATATTTGTTTTTACCAATGGCGGTGGCGGCATCGGAGGCAGTTAACATCTTACCACGGAGAGCCAACCATTCTTCTGACTTCTGCGCCGCATACTCTCGTTCTAGCGCAGCTTTAACATTGGGATGCATATTACAAGTTTATGGGCTATTACTTTTAAGTTCCTCTTGATTTATAAGCTCGTCTTTCACTTGAAAGAACATACGAGCTCCGTTTTGTTCTGCTTGTTTTTTATTTTTCGCAATACCCCTACTTACGCATGCATTTTGAATAAAGATGTCTACGTAGAAAAGACCCTCATATTGACCAACTACCCGATATTCTGGGAGATCCATATTATTCACTTGACAGTATTTCATTAGATGATCCTTATAGTTGTCATCAATCATGATAATATTCAAATCAACAATCTCGGGGTTTGTAAAAATTCTCAATACAAACTCTTTAGCGTGAATAAGACCGATATCCATATAAATTGCACCAATGAGAGCCTCAAATGCATCTTCGAGAATATTTGAATTATTATTCCACCCATTCCGCATCCCCTTCTCATCCATGATGATATAGTTTTGAAGTCCCAAATGACTTGCAATTTTTGCAAGTGTTTCACCACGAACAAGCTTTGTACGAGCTTTCGTGAGGAAACCTTCTTGACGACTTTCATATCGATCGAAAAGAAACTTAGTAATAACGAAACCTAGGACAGAGTCACCTATAAACTCTAGGGTCTCGAATGATTCAGTAAATTGTTTATACTCTTTGAGAGCAGATTTATGGGTAAAAGCCTTTTGGTACAAATCAAGGTTTTTGATCTTTGTACCAACAAGTTGTT